CTAGAAGACTGCCGACACGATATCGACCGCCTGCCTCTTCGAGTCCATGTTCACGTGCGTGTAGATGTCCATGGAGATCTGGGAGCTGTAGTGCCCGGCGAGCTCCTGCATCACCTTGGGATGCACGCCCTGGATGGCGAGCAGGATCAGATACGTATGCCTGAACTCGTGCAGGCACCATCCGTCGAGGCCGTACTTGGCGCGGTCCTCGGTCCACCAGCGGCTGAGGCTGGTGGGCAGGATGCGGGTGCCGCAGTTGTCCGTGATGACGGGGCTGTCGTCGGTCTGCTCGATGTAACCCTCCTCCGGCTTACGCCACTGGTTTGTGCGGGCGTAGCGCTTGAATTGGGCCTCCTTGTGGTCCTTGAGGATCTGGACCGTCTTGTCGGAGAGCGGCAGCACGCGCGTGCCGGCTTTGGTCTTGGTGAGCTGTATCGTTTTCTCGGACACGGATCGCCGCTACTTCCGCGTATGATTCGAAGACCGAGAGAAACGAGGAGAACAGCATGGCGAACGCAACCAACTACACCGACGAATACAGGCTCGAATGCGCCGACTACGTCATCTCGTCGGGCAGGCCCGCGACCGAGGTCGCGAAGGAGCTCGGGGTCCACGACAAGACGCTGCAGCGCTGGGTGAAGCTGCGGCGCGAGCAGCTGGACGGCAAGGCCCCCGGCGACCCGGAATCCGACGAGGTGAGGCGGCTGCGCAAGCGCGTCCGCGAGCTCGAGCAGGAGAAGAAGGGCTCGGTGGTCACCGACTACCCGCTGTGGTACACGAGGTGGCTGTAGATGGGGGCGAACAAGGACGCATACATGCACGACGTGGAGGCCGCGAACGACGCGGCCTCCGTCGTCTCCGAGGATATTGCGGCAACAAACGGCTTTTCATCGTCCCTGCCGCCCTTCCAGCAGGCCATCGTGCTCAAGGACGAGCTGCCCGAGATGCCGGCAGAGGTGATCGAGGGCGTGCTCCTGGAGACGCACAAGATGCTGCTGACCGGGCCCAGCAAGGCGGGCAAGACGTGGTGCCTCATCAACCTGGCCGTGAGCGTTGCGACCGGCGGATGGTGGATCGACTTCCGCTGCGCCCAGAGGAAGGTTCTCTACGTCGACTTGGAGACCGACCCGAGGACGCTGCAGAAGCGCGTGTCTCGCGTGGCCGAGGCGAAGAGCGCCGACGCCAAGCCCGTGCGCGAGAACCTCACGCTCTGGCCCCTGCGCGGCAAGTCCTGCTCGCTGGAGGAGATCGCGGCCGAGCTATTCTGCCGCTGCAAGGCGGGCGACTTCGGCATGGTCATCATCGACCCTGCCTACATGGTGCAGGACGGCGACGAGAACAACGCCAAGGACATCCGCGAGTTCTTCGCCAAGCTCGACGAGATCTGCGTGAACCTGGAGTGCACGGTGGTCATCAGCCACCACCATTCCAAGGGCGCCCAGGGCCTGAAGAGCGCGATCGACCGTGGCAGCGGCTCCGGCGTGTTCGGCCGTGCCCCGGATGCCGTGCTCGACATGACCGAGCTGATCCTTGAGCCCGGCACGCTGGAGATGGCGCGGCAGTCGCACAAGCTGGCCGACGTGAAGCGGCTCACCGGCTGGCGGATGTCGTTCACCCTGCGCGAGTTCGCCCAGAAGGACCCGCTCGACCTGTGGCTGGTCTTCCCGCTTCACGAGGTCGACCACACCGAGCTGTTGGCCGACTGCAAGCCCAACTACGGCGGCGTGTCCGAGGCCAGGAAGCTGCGCACCGAGGCCGAGAACCTGGGCAAGGTGGCCTCGCTCGAAGGCGTGTGCGACCGGCTCATCGGGCGCGGCGAGAGCTGCGAGCGCGACGAAGTGCGCAAGTCCCTGGGATGGAGCCTTCCCACCGTGCGCCGCTGGCTCGAGGAGTCCTCCCGCTTCGAGCAGACGCTCGACCCCAAGACCGGCAAGGCGCTCATCGTTCGCAGCGTCGTAAATGATGCGGCAACTTCTGGCTCTTCTGCCGAGGGCGCAGACAGTGGAGAGGAGGCCCAGGGTGTCCTCCCCATTGCCTGAAAGGGTGCAAATTTCCATGTTTAAGGGGGGGTAAACAAACCCTTATATATAGAACTTTTTGTGGGGAGGGGGATGTGTGTCGGGGACAGGACGCCCCGACAACACACCCCCGCACCCTTCCCGTGAGGCTTGAGGGGGCAAAAGGCTTTCACCCGACCTTTCAACCAGGGCGGTGCCCGTCATGAGCGCGAAGGGATGGAAGGCCTGGACCACAAAGGAGCTCGACGTGATGCGGGCGAACGGGCACATGGGCGTCGATGCCGTGCACGACGCCCTGCTCCGCGAGTGCGGCACGGACCGATCAGCCCGGTCCATCGAGAGCCAGGCGAGCCGATGCCACGTGAGCCTGCGCGTGCAGCAGGTGTGCCCCGAGTGCGGCGTCGTCGGCGTGCGCCTGAACAGGCAGAGCTGCCTTTGCCCCATGTGCACGGAGATCATGCACCTCAACGAGGAGGTGGCCTTCAACGAGATCCTGCAGCGCGAGCGCGAGGAGAAGGCCGACGAGGCCGAGGCGGCCGCAATCCGCAGGGAGCGCGACCGGATGCGGCAGAGGAACAGCCGCCTCTGCAGGAAGTACGGGCTCAAGAGCCGGCGCGACCGCAAGTGAGGGTGCAAAGGGTGCAAGGTTTCGGCCTTTGCACCCTTTCACCCCTTGTTAGCCCCAGTTTGTGACGCGCGAGGAACATGCCACCGTGAGGAGGTGGCACCATGCCCGCGAAGTTGAAGCTAACATACGCGCTCGTGGAGCAGATCGTCGAGCTCAAGCGCGACGGACTGTGCGACGCGGACATCATCGCCGCGATCGGCGTGCACCAGGCGACGTTCTACCGCTGGCTCAAGGAAGGCGAGAACGCAAAGACCGGAGTGAAGCGCGCGTTATACGAAGAACTAAAAAAGGCCGAGGCCCAGTACAAGAGATGCCTGCTCACGACCATCAAGTCGGCGGCCGAGAGCCGAGCGCAGTACTGGACGGCGGCGGCCTGGCTGCTCGAGCGCAAGTACCCGATGGAGTACGGCAAGATGGAGCGCAAGGCCGAGGAGGCCGAAAACGCGCCGGTGCAGCTGACCCTCGGTCTCGTCATCGAGCCGATGGCCGACGACTCCGACGGCGAGGGCGGTGGTTCCGAGTGACCAACGTCTCCGACTTCGTCATCCCTCGCTTCCATCCGGTGCTCGGCGACGTGATGGCCCATGGCCACACTCACTACTGGCTGCCGGGCGGGCGCGGGTCGACGAAGAGCTCGTTCATCTCCATAGCCATTGTTCTTCTCATCATTGCCAACCCGAAGGCGAATGCGGTGGTGGTGAGGCGCTTCTCCAACACCTTGCGCGATTCCGTCTACCAGCAGATCCAGTGGGCGATTGAGGTGCTGGGTCTGGAGGGCGTCTTCCGCTGTCGCGTTTCTCCCATGGAGATCACCTACACCCCTACCGGGCAGCGCATCGTGTTCCGCGGTGCGGACGACCCTCTCAAGCTCAAAGGCGTAAAGTTCACCAAGGGCTATTGCTCTGTGGTGTGGTTCGAGGAGCTGGACCAGTTCGAGGGCGTGGAGGCTGTTCGCTCCATCCTCAACTCCTTGCGCCGTGGCGGCGACCGCTTCTGGATCTTCTATTCCTACAATCCGCCGAAGACGATGTGGAGCTGGGTGAACGTGGAACGCCTGGAGCGTGTGAGGCGTGATGACACCCTTGTGCGCGGGAGCTCTTATCTCGATGTGATCGAGACGCATCCCGACTGGCTGGGCGCACCCTTTGTCGAGGAGGCCGAGTACCTGCGCGACACGAACGAGCAGGCCTGGCGTTGGGAGTATTTGGGCGAGATCACCGGGACCGGTGGCGCCATCTTCGACAACGTGCACGAGGCGAAGCTTTCCGACTCTCGTATTCGCACTTTTCAGCGTATTCGCAATGGCGTGGACTGGGGCTGGTTCCCGGATCCTTGGCGCTTTGTCCGTTGCGCATGGGAGCCTGACGCGCGGCGCCTTCTCATCTTCGAGGAGCACTCGGCGAACAAGATGATGCCGGCGGAGACGGGCAAGATTGTGGTCGATTCTCTCACCTTCCCAGACGAGCAGGGCGCGGAGGCGTACTTCCACGACCAGATCGTCTACTGCGACGACACACCCGATTCAAAGGTTCAGATGAACGTGTGGAGGCGCGAGCTCGGCATCCGCGTGCATGCGGCCAGGAAGGCCAGGATGAGGCGCTTGTCTTACGAGTGGCTGGCGGGGCTGCGCGAGATCGTGATTGACCCCGAGAGGTGCCCCTTGACCTTCTCCGAATTCACCTTGAAGGAGTTCGAGAAGGACAAGGAAGGCAACTGGATCGACGAGATCCCAGACGGCAACGACCATTCCATAGACGCTGTTCGCTATGCCATGATGGACGACGTATTGCGAGGTTAGGCAATGGCTTTTCTCATCGTTCTTCTCGCCATTCTTATTGCTGTCGGCATCTGTGCTCTTCTCGCCATACTCGAGCTCATGCGGCTGCTGGCGTGTGCCTTGGTGACGTTGGCCCTTCTCGCCCTTGTCGGCTGATTCTTACGCCGCCGGATCAAGGGAGCCTGATCTGATGAGATGCCCTTCCTGGACCGCGGCGAACGAAGCCACTGCGCACGCGATGACGGCAGGCGCGGTGATGCCGAAGAGAGGGATGGTGAAGGGAACGAGGAATACCACAAGCCCTGCGGCTTTGTTCGCGATGGTGTGGGGCATGACAAGGCGTTTCTCCACCACGAGGCCGCTTGCCACGTTCACCACCTTCACGAGGGCTATCGCAGCAACCCACGCCCACAACCATGCGGGCACGTCGATGGCGGGGAGCAGCTTCACCAGACAGACGACGACCAGGACGAGGTCGGCGATGCTGTCGAGCCTGGCACCGAGCTCGCTTTCAGAGTTGGCTCTTCTCGCCACATATCCGTCGAGCATATCCGTTAGCCCGGCAAGAGCGTAGACCAAGAAGAACGTCGGCGAAAAGGCCTCCGTTATCAGCAGCGCGGCGCAAAGCACGATCCTGCATATGGTGAGCGCGTTCGCCAATGCCCCTCTTCACCTTCCAAACCTTCACCAAAGCTCTTCTCGGCATTTTAAGGCACGGGGCTGTTTGTGACGGCAGCGGACACTTCACCTGACCTTATCGGCTGGACTATCGGAGGTGTTGCATGGGCGCTAATGGTCTCGATGAATACTGGGTGCCGGAGCATGTGAAGGACTATCTGCGCAGGCTCGGGTTCGTCCTTCCCTTGGATGACATGGAGCCTTGGATCCGTAGTTGGGATGACTGGATGTCGGCGCGCGGGGAATTCTACGACTACCGCGACAAGGACGGCATGGGGCGCGTGTATGCGGTCCACCGTAGGAGCATTCATCCGGCTATGCGCGTCTGCAAGGAGTGGGGTTCTCTTCTCCTCAACGAAGAAGTCAAGGTTGTCTGCGATAACCAGAAGGCAACCGACTGGATCAACACGTTCTTCTCGTCCACCAACTTCATGAACTCGGCGCAGGCGACCGTGGTGCGTGCGTTTGGCCTTGGCACGGGCGCGTGGGCTCTTTGGCTCGACCTGGACAAGAGGAAGGTACGTGTTAGGCACTACGACGCGCGAATGGTCATCCCTCTGTCTTGGGACGAGGACGGTATCTCGGAATGCGCCTTCGTCACGCGGGCGTTCTATAGGGGCAAGGCCGTGGACCAGCTGCAGATGCACCTGCGCGGCGGCATGGGTTTCTCAACTGACCTTTCACAATCCGCACCCTCCCGCGAGAACGAGGGTGCTCTTCTCGCCAATGAAAGCGAGGAGACGTACAGGATCGTCACCGTCTGCTTCGACCATGAGGGAAACGAGCTCGCGCCTGCGGGCATCCTCCCGATCTACGACACGGGCTGTCCTTTCCCCACCTTCGGCATTGTCAAGCCAGCAGTCACGAATACCAGGGTGGATATGAGTCCCTACGGACAGAGCGTCTTCGCGGACGCGGTGGATGCGGTGCAAGCCGTGGACCTCACCTTCGACGCGCTCATCAACGAGATTGACCTGAGCAAGATGCGTGTCTTTCTTAGCGATGTTCTCTTCGACCGTGAGGCCGATGGCAACAAGAACGTCACCATCCCCTTCGGAAAGCAGGACTGCACCGTCTTCCGCAAGGTCATGTCGACGGAAGACACCATCCAAGAATTCGCGCCGGCGCTCCGCACGAGCGGGCAGATTGAGGCCTTCCGCGTTGCCCTGCAGATGCTCGGCGACCTCACGGGCTTCGGCATCAACTACTTCGACATGGACGACTCGCGCGGGTATGTGAAGACGGCCACGGAGGTCAGTAGCGATAACTCGGCCCTGATGCGCAACATCCGCAGGCATGAGAACAGCCTGGAAGGCGCGATCGTCTCGATAGCCAGGGCGGCCATGCACGTGTCGCGTGGCTTTGGTGAGTCCATTCCCAATGAGGGCGAGACGAGGATCCAATTTGATGACTCCATCATCCAGGACACGGCCGCCGAGAAGGAACAGGACATGAAGGAAGTGGGCGTCACCATGGGCGCCTGGGAGTATCGCATGCGCTGGTATGGGGAGGAAGAGTCTATCGCACGCGCAAGGGCGGCAGAAATCGGCACGAGCAAGGGTAAGGGCAAGGAATGAGGGGCCTACTCGGCCTCGAGCTCGATCCTCTCGCCGTCCCTCACGAGCTCGACCTTGTAGCCGCACGCCTGGGCGATCTGGACGAGGGTGTCGGTGCGGGGATAGCTCCCGCGGCTTATGAGGGCGGAGAGGTACATGCGGGACTTGCCGAGGGCCTGGGACACGCCCACGACGCCCTGGCCGCTCTTCTCGCACATGTGCTTGACGGCATCGGTGATCCTCATGCCCTGGCTCCTCTCGTCCGGTGTACCCGTACAGTCTATCCCAGCTGGGAGGGATTAGCAATATGTAATCTCTGTGGAGGGGTGATTAGCACTTGATAATACTCTGGCCTAGCCTTATTATATTATCAGTTGCTAATCTCTACCGATTGGAGGACACCATGACCACCGCCACAGCCTTCAAGCTCCCCGACCTGGACACCGTCTACCACTGCGAGGGGCTCGGCACCATGACCCTTGGCCAGATGCTCGACGGCGTCGACCCCGACCTGATCCCCTCCGACCAGACCATGTACGAGGACCTGCTGTGGGCCTTCGGCGCCTGGGAGAGCCTGGAGGACATGAACGCGGCGATGGCCACGAGGGTGTACGCCACGGGCCCCGACGGGAAGGTGGGCTTCAGGCTGGTCAAGTAGCCGGCGCCGGCACAACCGAATACGCGATCACCTGGGGGCGGCCTGCGGGTCGCCCCTGCTGCGTTGCGGCTGCGGCCGATGGCTCTGCCGCCGACGGTGCGCACGGGGCACGCAAGCGCGCAGCCCCACAACGGCAGCGCCATGGGACCGGCAGGCCGTGCGGCGCGCGCAGGGAGGGAAGGCCACCCGGGCAGCGGGCGGCCAGAAAACGTTGCAGGCGCTGGCACACAGGGGGCCGTGGGCGTGGGCGGCTGAGCCCGCAGCGCTGAGCAGACCGCCGCTAGGCGGGCTGTGAAGCGCCGTGGCGAAGACGCACGCGCCCACGGCCCCCTGTGTGCCAGCGCAGGCCGGGAGCGTGGACGGCGGCCGTGGCTGAGCGCCGCCCGACGAACAGACCCGCGCCAGCGGGGCTGTGAGGCGGAGCGCGAAGACACGGACGACGGCCACGCTCACGGTCTTATCGGCGCTTCTGGCTCTTTTCACGCTGTGACCTCTCTTCTCTCCACATTACGGTCTTCTCAACTGCGCAAACCAGCGCGTTGTCGATACTGTTGCCATCTGTTGGGTTTCGGTGCGTCATGCGGTGATAGAATGTATGCATTGTTATTGCATTTTGCTCCGAGGACGAAGGAGTCCCATGAAGTACTCAGAGCTAGTGGAAAGCGGTGCCACCGAGGCTAAACGGCAGGACTTTCTTGCCGAGGGCGAGCAGACGCCCATCACGCTCCGCGTTCCGAAGAACCTCAAGGACGCCGCAGCTGAGGCCGCACGTCTTCGTGGCGTGAGCTTCTCCGCTTTCATCCGCAACTGCATCATCAACGAGCTTGCGGGGAGGTCGTAGTATATGGCTCCACAGGTTAAATCGCGACAGCGTGTTCAGGACCACGGTGAGGTCTTCACCAACGAGCGCGAGGTAAACGCCATGCTCGACATGGTGAAGCAGGAGACCGAGCGCATAGAGTCACGGTTCCTCGAACCCGCATGCGGCGACGGCAACTTCCTTGCCGAGGTGCTTCGGCGCAAGCTTGCGGTCGTGAACGCACGGTACCGGCGCTCGCTTTCAGGTCGAGCTACTTCACGACAACGCGGTGACGTGCCGTGAGCGCCTCTTTACCATCGTTGAGAACGACTACCTGCGCGTATGCCGGAAGAAGCCAACTCCCGGCTTCCTCGATGCTATCCGCTACGTACTTGAGCGCAACATCCTTAACGGCAACGCATTATCACTCAAGCAGGTGGACGAGAACGGCAATGACACGGACGAGCCGATCATCTTTTCGGAATGGTCTATCGTGACCGGCGACAAGGTGAAGCGCCGCGACTTCCGTCTGGATGAGATGCTTGAGGGCAGCGCCGATCAGGTGCAGTTTTCGCTTTTCGGCTCTAGCGGCACGCCTACATCCGAATGGGAGCTTGACCCCGAGACCGGCGCTATGATCCCCAAGCCCATCTGGGAATATCCGATGGTGAGCTTCTACGAGGTGCAGAAAAATGAGTAGCCTATTCGAATCAACCTACAATCCTGATGTGCTGAGCTGCATCGCCAACCTCAGCAACGATGAGGTTTTCACGCCGCCCGAGGTAGCAAACAATATGCTTGACCTATTGCCCCAGAGCATTTGGAGCGATTCCAGCGCAACATTTCTCGATCCAGGCTGTAAATCGGGCGTTTTTCTGCGAGAAATTGCGAAGCGTTTGATTGATGGTTTAGAGGATGAGTTTCCCGATTTGCAAGAGCGTTTAGACCATATATATAGAAATCAGTTGTTTGGCATATCCATCACTGAACTAACCAGCCTTCTTTCCCGAAGAAGCCTGTATTGCTCTAAATATCCAAATAGCAGGTATTCCGTTGTTCAATTTGATGACGTCGCTGGAAACATACGTTTCAAGCGACTTGAGCATACTTGGCTTGGCGGTCGATGCAGGTATTGCGGGGCTCCGCAAAAGGAATACAAGCGAGATGAGGATCTCGAGCAGCACGCCTATGAGTTTATACACGTGGACAACCCTGAAGAGGTGCTACCTATGAAGTTCGATGTTATTGTTGGAAACCCGCCCTACCAGCTTAGCGACGGCGGCGGCACTGGGAGTAGCGCCAAACCAATCTATCAGCTATTTGTTGAGCAAGCTAAGAAGCTCAACCCTCGTTATCTTGTCATGATTATCCCGGCACGCTGGTACTCGGGAGGAAAGGGACTTGACGCATTCAGGTCATCTATGCTCGCTGATCGTCACATTAGGACCCTAGTCGATTATGAGAACTTTAGAGAGGTTTTTCCTGGCGTAGACCTTGCTGGTGGAGCCTGCTACTTCCTTTGGGATAGAGACAACTCGGGAGACTGTACTGTTGTTAATCATGTAGAGAATGGTATCGATAACGTTCTTGTGAGACGGCTTGACACGCATGAACTATTCATTCGCTCAAACATGGCCGTGCAGATTGTTGACAGACTAGCCGCAATGACCGAATCCCACCTTGATGATCGCGTGTCATCACGTCTTCCATTTGGCATAACAACCACGTACAAACCAGTACCAAAAGGGGTACCGTGCTATTTCACTCAAAGGCTAGGTGTTCGCTTCGTGCGTGAAGAGGACATCAAAGATCCTGGTGGTTATCGAGATAAATGGAAATTCATCGTACCCAAGGCACCTATTGCTGGGCAAACAGATTTTACTAAGCCTGTAGCCTTCTATTACGACGGAAATACGCGCATCGCAAAGCCCGGCGAAGTTTGTTCAGAGTCGTGGCTGGTTGCAGGGGCATTCGATACGGAGGAAGAAGCCATCTCTTTCAAGTCGTACATGCTTACTAAAACCGTCCGTTTTCTGCTGCTACAGACAGTTGTATCTCAAAACATAACGAAGAAGAACTACCGGTTCATTCCCGAACTCGGTAACTATACCGGTCATTTTACAGATGACAGATTGCGCGAAATGTGGAACATCAACGACGACGAGTGGGCATTGATAAGTGCAAAAATCGGCGAGATCGGGGCTGGTAAGAATGCCTAGCGTTGAATTCTTTCCCGATCGACCAGATGCACAACCTATAATCTACGCTTATTGCGAGCCGAACAATACCCAGCTCAAAGGCATGCTTAAGGTCGGATATACGAGCCGCACCATTGACGAGCGCATGCACGAGCATTACCCGACTCTCAAGCCGGGCGACAAGCCCTACGAGGTCGTGTTCACCGCGCCTGCCATGCGCACCGACGGCACCACGTTCATGGATCACGAGGTGCACGAGAACCTCGAGCTGAACGGGCGAAAGCGCCTGCGCGACAAGGACGGCAAGAAGACCGAATGGTTCCGCTGCTCCGTGAACGACGTCCGCGCCGCCTACATCGCCGTGCGAGACCGTGCCGAGAACGTTGAGCGTCGCACACGAGACTTCAAGATGCGTCCCGAGCAGGAGGCGGCCGTCCACAAAACCGAGGCCTATTTCCGCTCCATCGAGGACGAGGGCGGCGCGCGCACCCCGAAGTTCCTGTGGAACGCGAAGATGCGCTTCGGCAAGACGTTCGCCGCCTACGAGCTCGCCAAGCGCATGGGCTTCGAGCGGGTGCTCATCCTGACGTTCAAGCCGGCCGTTCTGGCCGCCTGGGAAGAAGACCTGCTGACGCATGTGGACTTCGAGGGATGGCAGTTCATCAGCCGGCCGAAAGAGCCAGGCAAGCCCGACATCAGCCAGCAGTACGAGAAGGCCGACAAGAGCAGGCCGATCGTATGCTTCGGCTCGTTCCAGGACTTCCTCGGTCGCGAGGGCGGCCGCAACGGGCGCATCAAGGCGCACCACGCCTGGGTGCGCGAGGAGGACTGGGACCTGGTCATCTTCGACGAGTACCACTTCGGCGCATGGAACGAGAACAGCCAGACGCTCTTCGTCCAAGAGGAAGAGGACGAGCGCGACACGCACGAGTCCGACGACACCCGCCTGGGACGCGTGAACACCGGCAACGAGGTAAACGAGGGCGACCTGCCCATCTTCACCAAGTACTACCTGTTCCTGTCGGGAACGCCGTTCCGGGCGCTCAACTCCGGCGAGTTCATCGAGGAGCAGATCTACAACTGGACGTACTCGGACGAGCAGTCGGCCAAGGACGCCTGGCCGACCGAGCACCCTGGCAAGCCGAACCCCTACGAGGCGCTGCCGCGCATGGTGATGCTGACCTACCAGATACCCGAGGAGATCCGCAAGGTCGCCCTCGGCGGCGAGTACAACACGTTCGACCTGAACGCCTTCTTCGAGGCGAAGGGCAACGGGGACGATGCCGAGTTCGTGCTCAAGGACTACGTGCAGAAGTGGCTCTACCTTATACGCGGCGCCTACAAGCCGACGACCGTCGACGACCTCAAGCTGGGCGGCGAGAGGCCGCCTATGCCTTACAGCCACGCACGCCTGCTCAAGGTGCTCAACCACACGCTCTGGTATCTGCCGCGCGTGAACGCCTGCTACGCCATGCGCAACCTGCTGCGTGAGCCGCAGAACGCGTTCTTCCACGACTACACGATCAACGTGTGCGCCGGCATCGAGGCCGGCATCGGCATGGCGGCGCTCGACAAGGTGCGCGAGACCATGGAGGACCCGCTGCACTCACAGACGATCACGCTCACGTGCGGCAAGCTGACCACCGGCGTGACCGTGAAGCCGTGGACCGGCATCTTCATGCTCACCAACATGCGCAGCCCCGAGACGTACTTCCAGGCCGCCTTCCGCGTGCAGTCACCGTGGACCGTCGAGAACGACGCGGGCAAGACCGAGGTCGTCAAGCAGGAGTGCTACGTCTTCGACTTCGCCCTCGACCGGGCGCTGCGCATGGTGTCAGACTACAGCTGCCGCCTCAAGGTGGACGAGAACGTGGGGCCCGAGCAGAAGGTCGGCGAGTTCATCAACTTCCTGCCCGTGCTGGCCTACGACGGCTCAACCATGCACCAGGTGAGCGCCGCCGAGATCCTTGACATGGCGATGGCCGGCACGTCGGCAACGCTGCTGGCGAGGCGCTGGGAGTCGGCGCTGCTCGTGAACGTGGACAACGACACGCTGCGGCGCATCCTCGACAACCCGGAGGCCATGCGGGCGATCATGAGTATCGAGGGCTTCCGCGCCCTGGGCTCCGACATCATCGAGACGATCGTGAACAAGTCGGAGGCCGTGAAGAAGGCCAAGCGCGAGAAGGAGAACCTGACCCCCAAGGAGAAGCGCGAGCTCACCGAGGAGGAGAAGGAGTACAAGAGCAAGCGGAAGCTCGTGCAGGAGAAGCTCATCAAGTTCGCCACGCGCATCCCCGTGTTCATGTACCTGACCGACTACCGCGAGGAGACCTTGAAGGACGTGATCACGCAGCTCGAGCCCGGGCTGTTCAAGAAGGTGACCGGCCTCTCCGTGGCCGACTTCGAGCTGCTGGTGTCGCTCGGCGTGTTCAACGACTCGCGCATGAACGACGCCGTCTACAAGTTCCGCCGTTACGAGGACTCCAGCCTCGTGTACACGGGCATCAACCGCCATGCCGGCGAACGCATCGGCCTGTTCGACACTTCGCTCACCGAGTTTGAGTACATGGCCATGGCGCAGGAGGAGTCGATGGTGGCTCCGAACGGGTTGGCATCGCGCTCGTCTGGCGGGACAGCTGCACGCAGGAGCGCGCCGAAGCCTGCGAGCAAGCCTGTTGCGGCTAAGCCTGCCACTGGGAAGGCATCTGCGGGAGCGGCCAGCGAGGCGAAGGACGCACCGGCAAGGAAGACTGCACCCAGCAAACGGATCGAGCGCGGCGATGCTCGTGCCGTTGCGAAGCCTGCCGCACAACCCGCAAAGCGTGACTGGATCGTCGACGCACTTGACGACATGGGCCTCAAGTACCTGGATATGCGCGGCAAACAGGGGTGCCTGTGGGTGTACGGTGCGAACGAGCTCTCACCGCGCATGAAAGAGCTCGATGAGCGCGGCGCGACCTTCAAGCTGAGCCGTAACGGCGGGCGTGCCACCAACGGACGTTCTGCCTGGTGGCTGCGCGACTATCCCGAGGAGCGCAAGGAGGAGCCGAAGCCTGAGCCTGCCGTGACGCAGGAGCAGCTTGACGAGCTTGAGCCGGGCGACACCGTCTTCCACAAGGCGTTCGGCTACGGACGAATCATCGAAATCGACGACTCGTACATCGAGGTGACGTTCGACAGCGACAACAAGAAGAAGAAACCGTCGCGGAAGTTCATGTTCCCGAGCGCGTTCTTCCAGGGATTGCTGCAGATTGGATAGGCGCCTGCAGTAGAAACAACAACAGATTGGACTGCTAGTTGAGGATTGCAGAGCTTCATATCAAGGGCTTTAGAAACTTCGTTGATGAGACCGTCAGATTTGACGAAAAGACTCTCATCATCGGAGGAAACGATACAGGGAAGTCAAACATGCTGTATGCATTGCGAATCCTGTTCGATCCTACCCTGAGCTCGCGTGACTTCGAGCTGACGAACAGTGACTTCAACATTCAATCGGACGCCGAGACCATCGAGATCACCGCGAGACTTGAGGATATTTACGAGGATTACGTCAATAGTGCGCTCCAAGAAGCTGTCAAGGATGGAACCGCCTACATTCGTTATACGCTGCATAAAGGTGAGGATTACGAGTTCTCCATCGGATATGACGAGGAGCTGCTAGAGGCCTGCCACGGCAGGCCATACATAAAGAACCTCGCTGTAGAATATGTCGGAAGCAACAGGGATCTCGTCTCATTTCTCAGGCGACAGCAGAACAAGCTGCTTGACATCGCTCGTAACCAGCGAGAGGAAGACCAGGCAGCCGAAGACGACGAAGCTATCGCCAGTATCCAGACAAGCCTTCTTGGTCTCAACAACCAGATCAATGCACTGCATTATGTAAGTGAATCACTAGCCACCGTGAACAGCGAAATGAATGCGCTGTCCATCGGCAACGAGGGCTATACAGCGAGACTTGTTGCTGGTAACACGGATGCTGCCAAGCTACTGGACAACTTGCAGCTTGCATACCTCCACGGAGAATCGCCACTCGTGTTCGGGGGTGACGGGCGCGGTAACCAGCTGTATTTTGCAACGTGGATATCGGAGCAACGACTTACAAAGAGACCCGAAAGAGCCGTCATCTTTGCGATTGAAGAGCCGGAGGCCCATCTTCATCCTCATCAACAAAGAATGCTTGCAGAATACCTATCCACCACAATGGAAGGTCAAGTGCTCATTACGACGCATTCACCGCAAATCGTCGAGCGATTCGGCAGTGGAAGCATTCTTAGATTGACAGGGCCCGATAGCTTTGGCATAAACCACGCAAGAGGGTGCGACGCCGATGTTGATGAGGCTTTGGCCAAGATGGGTTACCGGCTCAATGCCATATCCTCGGAAGTCTTTTTCTCAGACGGAGTCCTTCTTGTTGAAGGTCCGTCAGAGCGAATGCTCTACACCATACTCTCCCTCGCTCTCGACAAAGACATTGATAGGTTGAACATCTCGGTGCTTTCCGTGGATGGCGTTGGCTTTGAGCCTTATGTGCGCGTTTGCAAAGAACTGGGGATACCGTATGCCGTCCGCACTGACAACGACGTCTTTGGGCTAGGAACTGACAAGGATCGTCGGATGGCGGGTGTCAAAAGGCTTGCCGGCTTAGCTAAAGCTTTCATTGACGACAGCGAACTTAAGGAGCTCGTGGCAAACGAGGAACCACACCTCACATGGAAAGAGTCTGATGTAATACCAGAGGAGGCCAAATCCGCTGCCTCGAAACTAACGCCCGCGTTTGAGGAACACGGACTTTTCCTCTCACGACGAGCCGATCTTGAACATGACCTCGCTCATGGGCCGTTGCTCGACCAGCTCAAGCAATTCTTTGGAGTGGATAGCCCAGAGAAGGTCGTGATAGCGATGCAGCGGCGTAAGGCAGAGAATATGCATAGCTTCATAGCTTCGAATCCCGACCTCTGCAGCCTTGAAGATGATCCAATAACCGCCCCATTGGACTTTATCGTCAAACAAGTTGAAAGCAGCAGGAATTGAGCGCCACGCCGACTCCGGAGCAGCAGAAGGCTATCGATTGCTCGGGAAATGCTGTCGTAACTGCTCGTCCTGGCAGTGGGAAGACTTTTACGCTTGTACGGATGATAGCCCGCGAGGCGGCTACGCTACTCTCGTACCAAGGCATAATAGCGATCTCATACACCAACAAAGCAAGCGACGAGCTACGAGATCGATGCGACCGGCTTGGTATTGAACGGAATCGCTCATTCTTCGGCACAATCGACAAGTTCTGCGTTGGTCAGATAATAGCCCCCTTCATGACGCATCTAACGGGACGCAAAGACGACCTAGAGCTTATCGATGACGACGCTTCCGAGGATTGGAGTCGCCTAAAAGGAAGACGGCATAACGATTCTGAACTTAGAGTCTTCATCGAAAACGCGCTGCACTCAGCAAAGCTGCCCATCGGAGCCTTAGGTCCTGCGGCCCTCTACGTATTGGACACCGTGCAGCAAGCAAGCACCTTCATTCGATCAAGATACACGAGCATCTATGTTGACGAATACCAGGACTGCGGCTTGTACCAGCACTTACTCATGAAACGCCTAATGTCATACGGTCTGCGCGGCGTGGCTGTTGGCGATCTTGATCAGGCGATATTCCGATTTGCCGACAAGTCGCCCGAGTATCTCAGCGAACTAATAAAGTCAGAAGGATTCGAGCATTTCAGAATTACCGAGAACCACCGCTGCGACAAGGCAATCCAGGACTATTCCCTAGCCCTGCTCGGAGTCCAAGCAGGGCCAATCGCCCCGACAGACAGACGTGTCTTCGCAATACACAAGCAAGGTGATGAAGCCGACCTCGCCGAAGCAATACGAAGCCGTATCAAACCCATCATGCAGAAATATGGCGTTGTCGACCGTTCGCACGTCGCACTCATCGGGTCTGGTAACGCTGTTCTCGATAGGTTCAGCGCAAGTATCGGGATACCGAACAAGCGTTACGCAAACACACCGCTCGACAATGGGTTCACCAAATGGAGACGCGTGTTCTCAGATATGCTCACGAGCTACTACGATACAAACCATTTCAGCGGCCAATTTCTCGACCATCATATTGGGATGGATGCAAAGCCGAGCAAGCGAAGTCGTGGCCTTATGCTGCTCGATGAGTATTATGATCTTTCCGAAGGCGATCTATCCGCAGAGATTGACTTGGCGGTTTCCATAGCTGACCTCTGCGAGCCTGGCGCCGAGCACGATGGAGATATTGACGCATACCGCAAAGTCGTAGAAAGCGTTCAATTGATGCAAGGCGGTTTCCGCCCCGCACAACCAGGAGAGCTTAACATTCTCACGTATCACAAGGCCAAAGGGCTCGAGTTTGACATCGTCTTTTGCCTCGAAGCTTACCGCTTCATCATGCCGCCCTATCATTACGAGGAGATGGCGTTTGATGCTTACGGGCAATCGTTGGCAATGCACTATGTAGGCATCACCAGAGCCAAGAAAGTCTGCTACATATTGCTCGGCACTAAAAGGCACAACAAGAGCGGCCGGGAATTAGATGCTGAACCAAGCGTTTTTTTGAGCTTGCCAGGACTACGCGATTTGCGTATAGAGAGCAACTGGGACTTGCCAATCCAATAAACCTGGCCACCTTGTGACACCCCAAGACAATGCCCGTACCGGTAAAGGTGCGGGCATTGTTCGTCTCTGCCCGCCTGATTACGAAAGGCAGGCAGGAACATGGACGGTGAGACCAATGGCGGCCAGGAAGCCACGCAGGGTGCGCAGGACGCGTCGCAACAGCAGGGCCAAGAGCAGCAGAAAACGCAGCAAGGCCAGTCGCAGGTAGGCGGCAGCGAGACCGACTACGAGAAGGCCATCGCCGAGCGCGACGAGAAGATCGCCTCGCTCGAAGCCCAGGTGGCCGAGGCGGCGAAGAACGCCGAGACCGCCGAGCAGCTACGCGGCGAGATCGCCGAGCTCAAGGCCCAGGGCGAGAGCGACCGTATCGACTTCAGGCTGCAGCTCGCGGGCGTGCGCAACGTGAAGGCGGCGCGCGCCTTGCTCTCTGACCACGACAACAACGTGGACAAGCTCAAGGAGGCAGAGCCCTGGCTCTTCGAGGCCACCGGCAAGCACGCCAAGGGCGACAACTCCGGCGGCTCCGGCACGACCGGGCTGCCCAACGCGGGCGCGGCCAGCGACGAGGGCAAGACGCTCAAGCACTGGCGCGAGATCGCGGGCCTCACCGACGACGATTCCGACGACACGAAGAAGGAGGGCTAAGAGATGCCTAGCAACAACATCGCGTTCGCACGCAACTACACCTCGGTCATCGATGAGGTGTACCAGAGGGCGTCCGTCTCGGGCGTGCTCAACTCCGGCCGCCGCATGGTCCGCGCCGGCCACAACGCCAAGGAGATCCTCATCCCGAAGATCTCCGTCACGGGCCTGGGCGACTACACACGCAACGTGGGCTACAAGACCGGCGCCATCACCTACGAGTTCGAGACCAAGACCTTCAACTACGATCGCGGCATCCGCCTTTTCGCCGATGTCATGGACGTCGAGGAGGCCGGCGTGAACGACTGCTTCGTGGAGGCTGGCGCAGAGCTCCAGCGCACGCAGGTGGCCCCGGAGGCCGACGCCTTCACCTTCGCGCAGATCGCGGGGCACACGGGCGTGACCACGGTCTCCGAAAGCTATGCGAGCGCGGACGCCGAGGACATCCTGGAGGACCTGCGCACCGTGACCTCCGCCATGGACGAGAACCAGGTGACTCTGGGCAGCCGCATCCTGTTCATCACGCCCACGCTCAAAGGCGTTCTGGACGACTTCTCCTACGCGAACCCGAACCGCTCCAACCGCGTGCTCGAGCGCTTCTCGCGCATCGTGGAGGTGCCGCAGGTGCGCTTCTACACGGCCATCGACCTGCTCTCCGGCGACGATGACCAGTTCGGCTACCAGAAGCGCGCGGCTACCTACGAGCTGACCACGGACACCGAGGTCGACTCCGGCAAGACGTACTACACACGCAGCGGCAGTGGCACCTCCGCGAGCCCCTACGTGTACACCGAGGTCGCGAGCCCGCAGAAGGCGAGCCTGGGCACCTACTACGAGATGACCACCACGCCCGGCCTGGACATCAACTTCATGGTCGTGGAGCGCAGCGCGGTCATCAAATTCGACAAGCACGTGGCGAGCCGCGTGTTCTCCCCGGACGAGCTCGAGGCGCTGGACAGCTACATGATGAAGTATCGCAAGTACGGCATCGTGGAGCTCTTCGACAACAAGCTCGACGGCGTGTACGTTTCGGCCTCCACGGAGTAGCCGTGGCGTCCACCGTGACATACGAGTTCTACTCGCAGACCTACGGGGGCGGTCTCTCTGAGGCCGCCTTCGCGGCATCTCTTCCCATCGCGGACGTGTTCAAGCGAGCCGTATGCGCTGCCGTCGACGCCTTCGCCGAGTACGGCGCGGGCGAGGTGGGCGGCTTCCAGATTGGCGAGTTCAGCGTGAAGAACTACGCATCGCAGCAGACGACCGGCGAGGAGCTGGCGACGGCCGCGGCGCTTCGCGAGCTCGGGCTCTCCGGCATGGCGTTCACGGGGGTCTGCTGATGAGGTCGATCCGCCCGATACCGCGCTCGGCGCTGCCCGACACGATGACCGTGCGGGCGCCGCTTCCCGACGGCACCTACGACGAGCCTGAGCTGATCTGCAACGTGCGCTTCGAGCGGACGCAGAGGGTCTCGGACGACGACCACAGGAGCGCGGACGCTGGCGGCGGGACCGTCTTCGTCGACGCGGTCAACTCCATCGGAGCGTTCGAGGTCGTGGCGGGATCGAGGGTGGCCGTTGGCGGCCGCTCGATGTACGTGACCGAATCGCACGCCTGCTGCGACCTGTTCGGGCGCGTGCACCACTGGGAACTCAAGGTGAGGTGATTCTCCTTGCAGCTTTCGTTTCTTATCGGTGTTCCGTCGGCGGCCGACGACCCCGAGCCCATCGTCGTGCGCGAGGGTAGGTTCGAGCGCGAGGCGCGGATGGAGGACGAGGAGCGCGGGACCGTGACGGTGGCCGTGCTCGTCGTGCGCGAGATCGCGGCCCAGGCCGAATCCGACGCCCAGGCCTGCGAGCGCTGGATCCGCACCTACGGCTGGGAGCCGGTCGCCGAGAACGGCAGCTGGCGCATCTGCGGCCTGGACACGACCGCGCCCGCCTTCAAGGAGCGCGACGGGTCCGGTCGCTTCGTGTACGAGTTCGACGTGAGGCTTACGGTGGTGAGGAGCCTATGAGCGACAAGACCAGGCGCGTCAACAGCGCGGGGCGCACGCCCGAGCCCGTCGTGAAGCGGGCAAAGCCCTTCGGAAAGGACGACCGCGCGGCTCGCGAGTCGCAGCGGCGGGCGTCCTCCTACGGGAGAGCGAGGGGCAACGCATGAGGTCGATCGTCTACGCGGGCAACGACTTCTCCGACGTATGCAGCGCGGAGGTGGTCGCGAGGTCCGCGAACCCCGTCATCGCCGAGTACATGCGCGTCCCCGGCCGTGCCGGGGCTCTTCTCGTCACGGGCTACATCCCGCCGGTCGACGTGACCGTGCGGCTCTTCATGGACATGGGCTACAACCCCGGCTTCACCGGCATGGCGCAGATGCGGGCCAAGGTGCGCCGCTGGCTGTCGTGGCCCGGCGGCGGCAACCTGGTGCTTCCTGACGACCCGGAGGTCGAGTACCGCGACGTCATCCTCGTCGGCGCGGCAGACTGGTCGAACCTCTTCGAGGACGGCGAGTGCCAGCTGACGTTCACCCTGTTCGACCCCATCGGGTGGGGCTGCCCGAGATCCGGCTCGTGGCGGCCGCGGGTTCCTACCTGCAGGTCTCCGTGCCGGCGATCGGGCGCGGCATCCGCGTGGACCACGAGTTCGCCGGCGGCGAGGCCGTGGTCGTAGACTGCCAGGGAGAGACGGTGCGCATCAACGACGTGGACGCGCGCGACTGCGTGGCGCTTGCGAGCGACTTCTTTGCGCTGGACCCCGGCGAGGCGATCCTCTCGACGTCCAACTGCACATACGTGGAGACGCGCTTCTCCGAGAGGTGGGCGTGATGGCGAGTATGGTGCCTACGCTCTACTGGTTCGACCGCTGGGATGAACGCATCGGGCTTCTTCGCGTCGTGGGCGAGCTCGTGCACACCGAGGAGCTGAACGGCGAGGACACGCTCGAGTTCTGCAGCTACGAGGTGCCGGCAAAGGGCGACCGGCTGTTGTGGCTCGACGGCGAGACCTGGCGCGAGCACGTGGTCGTGAGGACCGAGGAGCCCCTGGAGGGCCTTTGCTCCGTCTACGCCGAGTCATCCCTCTGCGAGATGCTCGACGACTTCATCGAGGAGGCGCAGCTTGTTTCCCGCACGGCGCGGCAGGCGCTGACGGCTGTGCTCGCGCCGACGAGGTGGTCCATCGCGTACTGCGCATCCCTCGGGACCGCCGGGGCGCTCATATACCACCAGAACGCACTCTGGGCGCTCCGGCGCGTCGCCGAGGTGTGGGGCGGCGAGGTGACGCCGGTCATCACGGTTGCGAACGGGCGCGTGGCATCGAGGACGATCCGCCTGGACGAGGAGCGCGGCGAATGGCGCGGCCTGCGCTTCACCTACGGCAAGAACATGGCCGGATGCACGCGCACGGTGCTCGAGCAGGACGTGTACACAGCCCTTTATGGTTTCGGGGCGGGCCTGCCCTTCACCGACGAGGAGGGAAACTACAAGGCTGGATACCGACGCAAGCTGACATTCGGCGAGGTGAACGACGGGGTGAACTGGGTTGGCGATGACGAGGCCAAGGCCGTCTGGGGCAGATGGAACGCCGACAGGACGGCTAGGGTGCATTCATTTGGATCCGTGAACTTCAGCGACTGCACCGATCCTGCGCGCCTGCTGGCGCTGACCCGCAGGGCGCTCATCACAGCCGCGCAGCCGAAGGTGAGCTACGAGATCGATGTGGCGGCCTTAGATGGCGGCGACGCAGAGCTAGGGGACGTGGTAGCGGTCATCGACACGAGCCGGAACCCCGAGTGGAGGCTTACCGCCCGCGTGGTGAAGCGCGTTAGGGTGTTTGGCGACTCCGTTATCGCACGTGTGACCGTTGGGACAGTGCAGAAGGCGGACTTTGAGCAGGTGAGCGCGCTTTCTGCGAGTGTTGCCTACCCGCAAGACGACATCGCCGGCATCGACGGCAACCTGAGCACTGCCGCTTCGACCGAACGCGTCAGCGAGACGGTTAACGAGGCAATTGACGACTTGGATGAACTGAGCGAGGTGGACTTCTGATGCTTGACGGATATGGACTGCACCAACTGACCTGGGACACCTGCAACGAGCGCGGACGCGGTATATCCCTTGCTGTGAGACAGGACGGCACTGCTGCGGATCTTACGGGAGCTTTTGTCTACCTTGTATGGCGGCACAAGGTGACCGGTGAGCGCGGGACGGAGCCATTCACGACCGTGGATGCTTCAACTGGCACATTCTCGGTGTTCTATCCGGCGACTATGCAGAGAGCCAAGGGCGCTGTGCTGGCGCAGATCTTGGTATCACGCGGGGACGACACCTACATCTCAAGCCGTGTGTTCACGATCCGCGTGGAGCCGGTGATCATCGGCCGTGAGGACTGTGAGGACGGGTTCACGCTCTTCTTAGACGCAATCAACGCCTATGAGCACGCGGCAGAGATCTCGATCGAGGCGGCGACTGCTGCCAACGAGGCGGCTTCTACTGCAAACGATGCTGCTGCAAACGCCAGCACGGTTGCTGGAAACATCCAAGCTGGGGCAGACAGGGGCGACTTTGACGGTGCCGACGGGCATAGCCCGACTGCCATCGTCACTCCGACACCGACTGGTGCGATGATCACCATCACGGACAAGAGCGGTACGACGACTGCTGACGTAGCCAGAGGCACGAAAGGCGACAAGGGCGAGGCTGGACCCGCTGGCCCACAGGGACCACAGGGAGATATAGGGGCCACCGGAGCGCAAGGCCCGCAGGGCATCCAGGGTGAAGCTGGACCGAAGGGAGATGCCGGGCCGCAGGGATCGCAGGGTATCCAGGGCGAAACCGGACCTCGAGGGGAAATCGGAGCTACCGGATTGCAGGGGCCGCAGGGATCGCAGGGTATCCAGGGCGAGACGGGGCCTCAAGGGGAAACCGGAGCTACCGGATTGCAGGGACCGCAGGGAGAAACCGGTGCAACAGGCGCAACCGGACCACAGGGACCGAAGGGCGAGACGGGACCCGCTGGCGTCTCGGGTACGATTTTCACACCCTCGTCGCCTCTGTCGTTATCGGAGGGGAACCTTTCCATAGACCTTTCAAACTATGCAACGCAGTCTTGGGTCACTCAGCAGATCAACGCGGCTATCGCCGCACTTGACGACCTTTCAGAGGAGAGTTTCTAGCCATGACCGTAGGAACGATACAGACCTCCATCCTGACCGACATCGCCAACGCGATCCGCTTCCAGGCGGGCGTAGCGACGACCTACAAGCCGGGAGAAATGGCTGCTGCGGTTGCCGCACTTGATGGCACGAACGCAGGGAACTACCAGGCACAGCAATACAAGCAGCTGCAGAGCGGTGTGTTGAGCGATTCCGTGTTCCAAGACATCGCTGATGCGATACGCATGCAAAATGGACTCAGCACAAAGTACCAGCCTAGTGACATGGCGCAGGCGATCCTCGATCTTACGTGGGACGTGGGATTGAAACCGAGGGCGCTGCTGCTCTTTGATGGCACGATGGAGCTCAACTACCTCGACAGCAGACGTTCGACTTTGGGCGGGATGATTCTTCGAGGTTTCGAGGCCTATGGCGGTTACTCGTCTGCCACCGAGCGTCCTTGGGAGTCAGTCAAGCAGGAAGTGAAGCGCGTTGTGATCGACTCCTCATTCGCCAATGCCAGCATCACGAACGCCGACTACTTCTTCCATGCCTTTGAGGATATGGTGGAGCTTGTGGGCTTCGAGAACATGGACGGCATCACGAGCGCCAACCAGATGTTCACCAGCTGCATTATGCTCGAGACGATCTATGCTACCAGCTTTGACAACTCGGGGCTTTCCGGGTCGCTCATGTTCAACACCTGCAACCGTCTTGTGGGAGGTGCGGACGGATTCGTGCCGAGCTATACGAGCGGTGCCAGCGTATGCAAGATTGGCGCTGGCGGCGTGCTGACTGATCCGAACGCCGATCAACGCACGTGGTTTTATGCTCACTTCTATGCTGATGGCGAGGCAGTCCTCACGGCAACAGCAGATCCCGAAGTTAACCGAGAGCTTCTGGCATCAGGACGCATC